CTTGCAGTAGATGATTTCGTGTCAATATCTGAAATCGCAACCGATGACAACTTCAATCAAACTTGGTCAACTGTTTGGGCGACTTCTGACTTTATGGTTGAGCCTATCAATAACCCTCGGCGCGGTTGGCCTTACACGAGAATCTTGGCAACAGGTCGTTATGTTTGGCCTTACTATCTGCCTCAATCCTGCAAGATAACAGGCGTTTGGGGTTGGTCTGCGGTTCCTTCAGAAGTTAATCAGGCTTGTTTAATTCAAAGCTCTCGGCTTTTCATTCGTAAGCAGTCGCCATTTGGAATCGCAGGAACTCCTGAACTTGGCACTGTAAGACTTTCATCCCGTCTTGACCCTGATGTCGAGGCTCTACTTCGACCAATTAAAAGAAACAATGGTTTGGCAGTATGAATCCAAGCCAAGTTCGTGATGGTCTTAAAACTAATCTTCAAACTATTTCAGGACTCAGAGTCTATGACTTAATCCCTGACACAGTGACACCGCCTGCCGCAGTTGTAGGCCAACTAGATTTCACATTCGACATCGACAACGCTCGTGGCTTAGACCAAGCGCAAGTCGATGTTCTTGTGATTGTGCAACGCTTTTCAGAACGCTCAGGACAAGACAAGTTGGATGCCTTCCTTGCAGGAAGTGGCACTGGCTCTATCAAGACCGCGCTAGAAAGTGATCGCACTTTGTCGGGAGCAGTGAACACTCTGCGTGTCACAGGAGCCGAAGCAGGCACCTATGACTCACAAGGAGTCACATTTCTCTCATACCGATACAGACTCACGATTTGGGGATAGGAGAACCTAATGGCTTACAAGGTCATCTCAGGCCGCGAGGTCTGTGGAAAAAAACAAGGTGAGATTCTTACCTTGAAAGAGCTAGAAAATGCAGGCGCAAACATTGATGCTCTCATTGCAAGCGGCCACATTCAAGCAAGTCAAGCAAGTCAACCAACCATCAAACCAGCACTATCAGAAGGAGCCAAAAACTAATGGCACGCATCGTTCTTACAAATGCCCTAGTCACAGTCAACGCAGTTGATTTGTCTGATTATGTGGCATCAGTGACACTTAACTCATCCATCGATGTAGTTGAAACAACAGCATTTTCAAGCACCGCAGCTCGCACACGCATCGGCGGTCTTGCAGACAATTCAATCAGTCTTGAATTTCACCAAGACTATGCTTCAGGAGAAGTTGAAGCAACAATTTATCCACTACTCGGAACAGTGACCACTGTCACTGTCAAGCCTGTAAATACCGCAACAAGCGCAAGCAATCCTCTCTATACAGCAAGCGCACTTGTTTCAGAGTGGACACCACTTAACGGAGCAGTTGGAGAACTTGCAACTGCATCTGTCACTTGGCCAGTTAGCGGCGCAATCGTAAAGACAACTGCATAATATGGCACGACTTGTTCTCACTAATGCCTATGTGACTTTCGCATCCACCGACTTGTCGGATCATATTGCGAGCGTGTCACTGAACACCACCTTTGACATCGTTGAAACAACGGCGTTTGGTGACACGGCAAAAAAGAGAGTGGCCGGACTTGCAGATAACTCTGTAAGTTTCGAGTTCCACCAGGACTACGCTTCAGGCTCGGTTGAATCAACGATTTATCCGTTGCTTGGAACCGCAGTCGCTTGTGAGGTCAGACCTGTCAACACAACAGTTAGCGCAACAAATCCAAAATACAACTTCTCAGTTCTAATCTCTGAATGGACACCTCTTAATGGTGCTGTTGGAGAATTAGCAACTGCGAGTGTGACTTGGCCTATTTCGGGCGCAATCACAAAATCAACATCTTAAATCAATTAGGGGGAAACAAATGGATGGCTTAAAAATCCGTGTTCGCACTACCGATGGAACCGATGCGACTTATTCGCTTCGACCAAGAGTGATTGTGGAGTTTGAGCAGAAGTATCAAAAGGGCTTAGCAAAACTTATTGCCGAAGAGCAGAAATTAGAGCATATCTACTTCCTGGCTTGGTCAGCGATGAAGCACAATGGTCGCGTTGTTAAACCTTTTGGCCCTGACTTCTTAGACACTCTTGAAGAAGTGACCTTGGTGACAGACCCTTCTTCCGAATCCACAGAGATAGCCTGACCTATCAAATAGCAGCTCTCTCTGTGGAGTCTGGAATTTCGCCGGTGGCATTACTTGATGCCCCTGACGGAGTGTTGGAAGCAATTTTCGTTTATGTGAAAGAACGAGCAAAGGCGCGAAACAAATAATGGATTCACCAAATTATCGAATCTCAATTCAAGGAGTTAATCGAACAATTACAGCCCTTGAGCGTTTCGCGCCTGACCTCAAGAAACAATTAGATAAAGAAGTCAAAGGTGTCTTGAGCAAGGTTGTCACACAAGCCCGCGAACATATACCTTTTGACATTCATCCTTCAGGATGGGCGCGTGAGAACAAAAATGCAGGCTTAATTGGCCCATTACAACAGGGTCAAGGCCGAGGAAGTTTTGTGCGCTTCGATGCTGCCAAAGCTAAAGCAGGAATCAAATCAACATCACCAAGTTCTAAATCCAGCGCCACAGGCTTTCGCAATTCGTATGGCGTTATTCAGCGCGATGCCGCAGGTGCTATCTTTGAAACTGCCGGTCGCGGAAGCAAAGCAAGTCGCGCAAGAACCCGCGCTTCACGATCCACAAATCCAACTGCCTCTCAAGACTTTATCCAAGCAGTTGAAAAGTATTATGGAGTTTTGCCGACATCTAAAGGCTTGGGTCAAGATAAAGGTCGCGCTCTTATCAGAGCGGTTGATGACAACAAGAAGAATGCTCAGCGTGCTATCTTTGAAGCAATTAAAGATGCTGAAAGCAAAGCGCAGGCACGAATGGATGCAAATTTGAATCAGAGAGAAGGTTAGGCAATGGCAATTATTGAACGCATTGTCACTGTCTATAACGACAAAGGTTCAAAGCAGGCAGTAAAAGACCTCAACAAACTTGAACAAAATTTCAAAGATGCTGGCAAGAAGATTGCCAAGGCATTTGGCGTTGCCGCCCTCGCGGCAGGGGCGCTGGCAGTAAAGCTAGGCAAAGACGGCGTTGAAGCCGCTATCGCAGATCAGAAGTCACAGGCATTGCTCGCCAATGCCCTTCGCAACACCACAGGCGCAACCGATTCTGCTATTGCAGGGGTCGAAGATTACATAGCCACGCAACAAAGACTTGTTTCTGTCACCGATGACGAACTTCGCCCATCGCTAACGACCCTACTTAATGCCACTCAAGACATCACTGAGGCACAAGCACTCCAATCACTTGCCCTTGATATTTCGGCAGGCGCTCAAAAGGATTTGCAGAGCGTTTCCTTAGCGTTAGCCAAAGCAGTGGGTGGAAACATTGGCGCTCTTACAAAACTTGGTGTGCCATTATCGGAAGACATCAAAAAGAGCAAAGACCTAAATGCTGCCCTTGATGAATTAGGAAAGACCTTCGCAGGAGCAGCATCAACACGCGCTCAAACTTTTGAAGGTCGGATGCAGGGCATTCAAATTGCCTTCAGCGAAGCACTTGAAACTTTAGGCTTCGCCTTTCTTCCTGTCTTAGAGGATTTGGTAGTCGTATTTCAAACACAAGTCATCCCTGCTTTTGAGAAATTCATTGCACAAAACAAAGATGAACTCGCAGGCGCACTTGGCGACATCATAGAATTTCTAATCAAAGCGACTAAGGGTCTTGGCTCAATGTTCAAGACCATCTCTGACAACCTAACAACATTCAAGATTTTCACAGCTCTTATCGTTGGCACCTTTGTTGGCACTAAAGTCGCTGCAGGTATTGGCGCAATCATTGCAGCCCTGAAACTTTTGACAGGCGTATTTAAGAAGCAGGCAGTCGCAGGCACCGCCGCAGGCACAGCAACAGCCTTTGCCACAGGTGGAACTTCGGCCTTTGCAGCAGCCGCAGGCATAACTGCTTTTACCGCAGCAGTTGGCGGAACTCTTCTTGTTCTCAACAAGATGACCAATAGCCTTGACGATAACACCGAGGCAATTCAAAAGAACTCGCAAGTTGTGACAGGTCATCTAGCAGATTTGAACAGATTATCTCAGGCAACTGCCACCGCCAATATCAAAAACAAGGCTTTGACTGTCACAACTGCTGGTTTGAATAAAAAGACAAAAGAGCAACTTGCAACTGAAAGAGCGCTCGCAGCTTTGCGCAAGTTAGGTGTGAAGCCAACCGCCGAGAAAGACCCAATTCAACTTGAGGCTGCTCGACTCAACCTTCTAAAGCAAGCCAACTTAGAAGAAGCAGCAAGAGTCAATGCGCTGATTGCCAATATGGAAGCGCAGATGAAACTCAATGAGGCTGCGCAGCGTTATACCGATCTCTTGCAAGTTCTCTCTGATGCAGTAATTAGTGATGAAGAAGTTTCTGTTCTTGCTCAAAAGTGGAACATTACAAAGGGCGAAGTTCTTGAATACATCGCCCGAATCTATGCTGCCAACTCAACAGACCTAAATGACGGCCCAATTGTCAACCTGCTAATGAAGTGGGGTCTGACAAAAGAAGAAGCCGAAAAGTATGTAGATTTCACCCGCGCCCTAAAAGATGAAAAGATTGACGACTCAGAAATTGAGAAGTTGATGGGCAAGTGGGGAATGACCCGCGCCGAAGTTCTTGCTTATGGCAAAACAGTTCAAGATGGAACTGCGCTACAAGCCGCACTCTCCAAGGGTTGGTCTTTGCCAGGAGATGAAGCTGCTCAATCTTGGCGTAATGCCCTCGCAGCCTTAAATGCCTACCTTGCTGCACTTGGAGCGCCTCGCGTAGCTGGTGCCACCGGCGGTGCAGGCGGAGGCGGCGGAGGTGGCGGCGGTGGCGGCGGCGGTGGTGGCGGTGGCGATGGCTTTGTTGCAAATCCTTTCAATCCTGCTTCCGCAGCAGTTTCAATAAGTAAAATTGAAGAACAAATTGACACACTGACATCACTTAGAGATGCAACAGAAAAAGGCACCGCAATTAGTGTTTTACTAAAAGAACACATCGATACCTTGACTGATTCTATTAGCACATCAGGGCTTGGCGCTCTTAGCGATGAGCGAGCAAGAATGCAAGCAATGGGGATGTTTGATGGCCCTGGCATCAGCGCAGGTTCGACCTTTGACCCTGGCTCTTTCCGTATGGCAGAAAATGCAGGAATGACT